TGTCGGAGGAGTAGCTATCGTTCATGTTGGTGGAAACACTGAAACAGAAATCAAAGAAAAGAAAGACCGCGTAGAAGATGCCTTGTACGCAACTAAAGCCGCTATTGAAGAAGGTATTGTACCTGGTGGTGGTGCTGCTTTAATCTATGCTCGTGAAGCAATTAACCGCTCAAATATTGGAGCAGAAATTGTTTGGAAAGCATGTGGTAAACCATTTGAACAAATTCTTGTAAATGCTGGCTTTGACTCAATTGAAGCCCAAATGATCGGACTTAATCTAGACCCAGTTAACAATTGGCTAGGTTATGACCTTAAAAGTGGAGTAATTGTTAACATGAAAGAAGCAGGTATTATTGACCCAGCTAAAGTAACTCGAACTGCACTTGAAAACGCAGCTTCAGTAGCAGGTACAGTATTGCTTACCGAGTGTGTTGTAGTTGACAATCCAGAGGATAAGAAAGAATCTGATCCAATGGCTGGAATGGGAGGCATGTTTTAATGGATACCCAAGAAATAGAAAAAAACATTCAAATCGCTGAGAGAGTTCCACCTGGTGACAGGTGGAAACTTCTCAACGGTGAGAAAGTTTATGAATCGCTAACTGAGACTTTAAATGCTTGGTATCAACAAGCAACTGTAAAACCACAAGCATTTAGACTTGAACCTTTAAAGGGAAAGTTGTATATTATCACTACTGAGGAAATAGAAATACCAAAACCGGAACCTAAGAAATACGATCTGTATGGTGACTTCGAGTAAAGAACATACTTTGTTTGTTGAAAAATATCGTAGCAAAACTCTAGAAGACTACGTAGGTAACGAACAAATTAAAACTACTGTAGCCAAGTACATAGAACAAAACGACATACAGAACCTTATATTTTATGGTGGGCCAGGAACTGGAAAGACTACTCTTGCTAAGCTTATCGTTGGAAATATTGATTGTGATTATCTATACATCAATGCTTCCGATGAACGAGGAATCGAAACTATTAGAGACAAAGTGCAAGGCTTTGCGAGTTCAGCTTCGTTTAAACCTCTTAAAGTTGTCATCTTGGATGAGGCAGATTTTCTCACAATCCAAGCACAAGCATCCCTAAGAAACATCATTGAAACATTTTCACGTACTACACGTTTTATTTTAACTTGTAATTACGTAGAGCGTATTATTGATCCGCTTCAATCACGTTGTCAGGTACTCAAAATTGTACCTCCCTCAATGAAGGATGTAGCTCGTCACGTAGCAGGTATTTTAGACAAAGAAAGTATTCAATGGGATAAAGAAGCACTTGGAACAATTGTTAAACAATTTTATCCAGATGTTCGTAAGATTCTAGGTACAGCTCAGTTATCTACTGTTGATAATGCGCTTAAACTAGACAAGTCAATACTTGTGGCAAACAATTATACAGCGCAAGTAATCAACGAACTTAAAACATCTAAAAACTGGAAAGCCATTAGACAAATTATTGCAGACTCTAATACTAATGATTTTGAAGGTTTATTTAAAGAATTGTATGACAATGTTTCCGAGTATGCTTCCGGTTCTGAAGGTATAGTAACAATTATTATTGAAGAATATCAATACCATGCTAACTTTAGGATTGACAAAGAAATTAACATTATGGCATGTATAGCTAAAATTATCCAGGTGCTGTGAATTATCAGATTATAAATGCCGGAGGTAAATTATATCAAGTAGTTAGAATTGTTAGAGATAACCCTAAGTGGGATTTAGAACTTTTAAGACAACTTTGGCATTGTAGTCATACTTTTAAAAAAGAAGGAACTATATATTTTGTAAGAGAAATTCAAGATGTAGAATATGAAGCAGTTTCTTAAATATACTGTAGTTTGGATTAGTCAAAATCTTTCCATACCTTTTTGGATGGTAGGGCACGTACATTTAAGTACAAATGTTTATCAAGACTTACACGAAATAATCGCTAGTGTAGGTATGAATTTAATTGTAGCGATTGGTTTTATAATAGATTATCATGAATCAAAATCAAGATCTTAAACTTAACATCGACCTTAAAAACACAGAGAAGGTTGAAACACCTGATGGTAATTACGTAGTTGCTGAAGGGCTTATTTTGCGTAAAGCATCACGCTTTGCAGTTGGTACTGCACAAGATGCACTTATTCCAATCCCTGTATTTTACGATGTTAAAACAGGACGCATCCTAAAAGAAACTCTACCAGGTGACATCAAAGACGACTACGAAGACACTATTTGATTGGCTAGAAGAGATAACAGTTAAAAAGACTCCTCCTGGAGACTTCACGGAAGAGTCATGGGACTCATTCAACTCTTATATGGTTCATAGATATTTATCGATGGATATAAATTACGTAGAACTCGTAAATTATGTCCAAAAGATAAGTCCACAGAACAAAAAACAAATTTATACCATTTATAGAGAGATGATCCCAAAGAAAAAGGTTTGGTTGAAATATACCAAATCAAGCAAAAAACAAAGACCACAAAGTGTAGCTGAATACGTAGCAAAATATTATGAATGTAGTTTAGGTGAAGCCGATCACTATATTGATATAATCCGAGAACCTGGTGTTCGAAGTATTTTGTGGCAAATGGGAATTGATCAAAAAGAACAAGATAAATTAGTAAAAACTCTATAAAATGGAAGAACAAGCAGGTTACGAAAACACTAAATCAATCACAGATTTTGAAACAACATATCCTGAACTAGCATATGAATTTCAACAAATTCAAAAAGAACAATATGAATTGTTTGCTGCTAAAATGATGGATTATGGTCTTCAAAATATTGCTTTAGGTTCTAATTTAGAAAAAGAAGCAGACATTAATCTTTCAATTACAGGTATTTGGCTTCGTTGTAATGATAAAATCAATCGTTTAAAAAATATGCTTCAACGTAATGGAAAAAATTATGTTAAAGGAGAAGCAATGATTGACAGTTTTATAGATATCTCAAACTACGGGATTATTGCCCAGCTGGTTATGAGAGGTAAATGGAAATAAGTTTTGGCTAAAAAGAAAATACCCTCTATAATTAAAGAGGTACAACAACACACGCCCCCAGACGTTGATCATAGATATCAAAAAATGATATCTTTTAGTCAATTCTCGATGTTTGAGAGCTGCCCACACAAGTGGGCGCTCCAATATCGGGATGGGCATTATACGTCTGAAGTATCGATTCATATGACATTCGGTACAGCAATCCACGCTGTGTTACAAGACTATTTAACTGCGTTTTATAACGTAAGTAAAACCGCTGCTGACCAAATCGATTTAGAGGGACAATTTGAAGAAAAACTAAGAGAAGGTTATAGAGCAGATTACGAACGTAATAAAAAAGAACATTTTTCTACCTCGGAACAACTTAGAGAGTTTTATGAGGATGGGTTAGGTATTCTTTCTTGGTTTAAGAAAAATAAAGGCAAATATTTTAGTAAACGAGGTTGGTGGTTAGTAGGTATTGAAGTACCTATTACCCTCCAGCCTAATCCTGTTTATAAAAATCTATACTATAAAGGATTCCTTGATGTTGTTTTATATAACGAAACATTAAATAAGGTTAAAATTATAGATATAAAAACTTCAACTCGTGGTTGGAGAGATAAAGAAAAAACTGATGAAATAAAAAACATGCAGCTAATTCTTTATAAGAAGTTCTTTAGTGAACAATTTGGATTTCCTGTAGACAATATTGATATCGAATACTTTATTGTTAAAAGAAAACTACATGGTAACCCTGACTTTCCAGATCCTAGAGTACAAATTCATGTACCTTCTTCTGGAAAAATTAAACTAAACAAAGCTACTAAGCTCTTTCAGGAGTTTATAGAAATGGCTTTTAATAAGGATGGTTCTTACAATACTGGTCCTCAATTAAAAAATCCCTCAAAATATAATTGCACATACTGTCCTTTTAAAAATAATAAGGATTTGTGTGATAGAGGATTACTTTAAGGAATCCCAATATATTTATATATGTTATATTAATTAAAAACAATGTTATGAGTAAAAAGGAAATGACACTTACGAGTGTAAAAATCCAAAGTGACTTATTTGACGAGTTTAAAGT